GTAGTTATATCCTCAAATGGAACATTGTCTGCTCCATTAGGTTTAAAAGATATTGTACTACTAAATCTAGCTTCAATACCCTTTATACTTTGATACATATACCTCAATGCCTGAGACTGAATAACTCCAGATGTATTTAAGTAATCAGCAACCTTATCTACTGTAAAGTTTTTAGTAGCATTCTTTAAGTTAGCGTCACTACCAATCCACTTGTCTGCACCAGAAATATTTAAATCGATTGGGTATGTACTGATCCTCGCCATTATACTTTTACTATTTGCAAATATAAAACTTTTATATTTACCTACCCGGATGAAAACTAATGCAGATTAGCTTCTTAACTCAAAATGCATAAAATCGTACCCCTTCTCTATTCCTAGATTTATAAATCCATTCTTGTAGAATACATCAATCATCTTTTGATACTCAGGTCTAGCGAATCTAGCAGTCTTAGCTGTCTCTTTTAGTTTGTTTCTTGCCGGGTCTAAATCGACTGCAATTCCCCAAGCGTGTTTTGACCAGCTTGAACCGCCTCTCATTTTGCGATAGTTGAAACACCCGCCAAATAAGTCTATGCCTAACCTTTCAATCTCTGCCATACCATACTCAGCAAGCAAATCATTAAATACATCTAAGAACTTTTCAGCTGCTAACTTATGGCAGCTCATTCTACTTACCTTGGTATCTAAGTCCCAAGCTAACTTCATTGGATAAGGCAACTGTATAGTTGTTAAGTACCCAGCCCCTGTTTCATTAGGCTTGCCATACTTCTTGATAATGTCAATAGTTGACATCATTAAAGTTCCTTCTTAATGTTTTTTATTTTTACAATAACAGACTTAGCCTTCTCTATAAATGAGTATCCATTCACTTTGATAAATGACTCGTCCATACTCTTAACCTCAATAGCTACTAATACCAATGATAATACTTTAGTAGATATAAACTCAACGCTCACAACGCTCCTTGTTAGCTCATTTATAATGAATACATCAGATGCGAATATTAGCATTGTGGCTGATACATACGTGAGAAGCTTAGACAACAAACCCTTTCTAAATATCTTACTCGTTACATCCTCTCCAAGCTTTACAGCTTTCCACACTCCAAAACAGGTGTCTATAATAGTAGATAGCGCAACGATTAAAATTATGCCCTTAATAGGAGCAAAGAATAAGACTAAAGCTGTAAATACGCTACCTAAATATCCTTTCATCCTACCAAATTGCTACTATTCCCGTTGCTGTAGCTCCTGCTGCAACTTTTGTTACCCTTACAGGAAGATACTCTCCTGCTTGAACTGTAAAAAGTACTATCTCTCCGCTCATTGTCGTAACTGTTACGTTTCCTGTAGCATTTACTCTAATTACACATCCACCTCTAGCATCTTCACATATACCTGATCCGCAGTATACAATATAGCTATCGCCAGTTGTCATAACCCCTGCATTTAAAGTCAACTCAGTGTCTGACACAACATTTATAACTGTTGCAGCATCCAAAGTAGTAGTGTTGTATACAATATCACCTACATTTACAGTAGACTTAAATGTCTGTCCTGCATCAATAATCTGATCTGAAGAGCTATTTAAAGATATACCCTCAGCAAATTTATTAGGGTATGGAATGTTTGCATCATCAGAAGGTATTACCGATAAAGCTAATCCTCCTGAAATTAATGGTGTATATTGCATAGTTTTTTATTCTTGTTCTTCTGTTAGAGACACTTTTAAAGCTTCAATTATTACAGCAGCGTCTTCTAAACTGTAACATCCTTTTAACATTGCAGCGTTTACTGCACTGTATACCACTTGATTTGCTTCCTTCTTATTCATTTTAGTTAAAGTTTTCTGGGAGTGGCGTATTCTCTGGGCTTACAGGAGGATTTATTTGGCTATTAACCATTCCTGCCGCTGATGCTTCAATATTATACACTCCATCTTGACCTAGTCCTGTTTGAATCCACTCAATAACTAAGTCATTAGTTAAGTCAACGTAAGGAACAAAAGAGTCACCCTCTTTTACTTCAAACTGAGCTGTGTTAGATAGTGTAGCTGTATACACCTCATCCTCAATCTGCTCCATTGCTGTTACATTATACAATGCGTTAACGACATAGTTTACCTCTGTGTCTGCATCAATTGTATAAAGATTTGTTACTGTCCAATTATAGTTCATATTATTTTTATGCTAAAAGTATTTTTCTTGCTACGCCATTTATTACTACGTTCCAAACATTTGCAGAGGTATTTGTTTCTGCTGTTACAGCACCTGCATCATTAGTTGAACTACCAACAACAAATTGATTATCGGCTGTAGCAGTTGCTTCATATCCTAGTATAACAGAACCATTAAAGTTACCGCTGCTTGTTAAAACACCTATTGCAGTGTTACCACCACCAGTTGTATTTGTACTAAGAGCTTCAGAACCAACTGCTGTATTTTGAGTACCTGTTATATTTGCATATAATGCACTTGCACCAATAGCTGTAACCCCTACACCTGATGTATTATTAAACGCTGATGCTGCTCCCAATGCAACATTATTAGATGCTGTGTTATTGTATAAACTCCACTGCCCCACTGCTGTATTTGCAGTTCCTGTTTGATTATTATATAAAGACTCTATACCTATAGCTGTATTATTACTACCAGACACATTTCTAAATGCACTTGTCATACCAACAGCTGTATTACTATTTCCTGTTGTATTAGATAATAAACTTTGAAATCCTAACGCCATATTGTTAGAACCTTTACTATTTCCCAAAGCAGACCTTCCAATAGCCGTATTTCTATATCCAACAAGATTTTCTCTTAGTGCTGCGTCACCAAATGCTGTGTTTTCATACCCTGTGGTATTAGAAATTAAAGCATCTCTGCCAAATGATGTGTTATTAGCTCCTGTCCCCGACCCTGTATTCCATACACTTGCACCATTGTCATTTAATAAACTATTCCCAATTGCACCGGCAGCAGTCCATTTTGTAACTTTACTAGCCGTACCTGAACCTGTAATATCACCTTTGTTATTAAATGTAGTCCAATCAGTAGATGATAAATAACCGTCCTGTACTGCACTAGATTGGTCTATCCCTATAGTTACACTACCAGAAGTCCCGCCACCTGTCAATGGACTAGTAGACGCAACTCCTGTTATATCACCTACATTAACAGCTACAGTTTCTATTATATCTGCCATAGTAAATGCAGATCCCATAGCATTTATTTGAGCTGATTTTTTTTCTTGTACAGGGATACCTGTTGTATCACCTGAAAATTGCGTATTACTTGGTATTATTGCCATAACTTATCTTCCTTTTAAAAGGCTTCCACCTACTTTAATTGTTTTTTTATTTTTTGAAGGTCCTCCTCTTCTAACATTACTTCTAGGTCCTCCACATCTTCCACTATTGCTGCATAAATTCTTCATTTTTTTAGCAATGCTTCTTCTTTGTCTACCATTCCCAGGTCCTGAACTTTCTGCCTCCATTGGAGACATAGCTAATGGTGTTGATTCTCTATACATCATATTTATTTGTAAGGCATAGCCTTGTTTAGTTTTTCTTTTCTTGCAGAACAACCACAGTCTTTACCTGCAGCCTTTGAAACAGCCTTAACAACCTTCTTAATACCGGTTGCTGTTGTTATCTTATCAATTGTATCGCCTAAGCCTCTTGATTTCATTTATTTTTTTGGTTTTGATACAGGAGCACCTCTTTTGGCAGCTTCTCTGTAAAGTATTCCTATTTTTGTATCAATTACAGGAACTTTTGATACAAAAGAATTATCGTCTCTATTAGCCGCACTCATTTTTTCAAGCTGTCTTATTTTATTTTCTATGCCCTTATTTGATAATTTTGGTAATGCACTATTTTTCCAAGAAGTACTATCCGCAGGAGCTTTTTTCTTTTTAGGGTCATCACCAAATGTTGGAGCTAATGGTTTGCTTAAATCTCTTTTATATGCCATAACTTTTATTTTATTCTACAAAGATAATTATTTTTTTATTACTACTTTCTTGATTTTGCACCTGAACACTTCCATCTAGCTCTAGATAAATTATTCGGGGTATTAGGGTCATTTTGCTTTTCCTTTGAAAGCCCATTTTTTATGCCAAGACTTCTCGCACAGTAGCTATCTCCTTTTGATGTGCCTGGCTTTACTCTTGGTCCTCCACCTTTAGCTTGACCCGCCTGACCATAACTCACCTTCTTTCCTGAAGATGTAATCTTAACCTTTGCTTTCCCTTTTCTTGGTGTTAACATTACTTCTTACCGCACTTAGCGTACACACTATTTTTAATTTGCTTGTCAGATGGTAACCCAAGCTTCTCAGGCTTACCCTTAGTCTTTTTTGACATAGCAGTTCCTGCTGGCACAAGTACTTTTTTCATTTTTTATTATATCTAGGAAGTTTTGTTTTTTGATTTATACTAGAAAGACCCTGTGCGCTAACTCTAGGTCCTCTATTATCATTCTTAATAGCACTCCACTTTGAATGATCTTTTGTCGTAAAAGTACTCTTGCTTAGGTCAGCTACTGTATTCTTTAAAGCGTCACCCTTATTGTAACCCTTCTTTACTACCGATGTAGTTGAGCCTTTTTTTGATTCGTTTTTTGGAGGTGTTGACATAATATTGTAGTTTTGTAAGTACAAATTTAATCTATTTTTTTTATGCAACTTAAGAAGTTTACTCCATCACAAGACTATATGAAATACTGGAGAGTCATCAGGTATTTTATTCTAGCAAAGTATAAAGTCAGCACCTCTGACTTAGACGTACTTATGTTCCTGTACTCAGAGATGTATTTTGGAAAGGAACAGTTTAATGACTACGATGAATTAATGTCCTGGGATGTAAACAGATTTAATCGATTAGTTAAGGAAGGATGGATCTCAGTCTTTAGACCAAAGACAAAGAAGAGTAAGACTCTATATGAGGTGTCCTACAAAGGCAAACGTATGATTGGCAGTATGTACAGAAAGTTAAATGGAGAAGAGATTCCAGAGCACAGAACGTCTAACCCTCTTTTTAATACAAACGTATCATACCAAGATAAAGTATATCGTAACTATATAAAAGAGATGAATGCTTTTATAAGACAACAACGACGTCTCGCTCAACAATAATAGTATAGGTCTCACCTTTTATTATCATCGTATAACCGGCTCTTGTGTCGTAGTAAATTGAGTCACCCTCACTTATTACATCTACGTCTGTCCCTGGCTTTACCACTATGCCTTTCTTATAACGCATTTGACTTGCGTCATCTGCAGAAAGGATTAGCCCGGAGGAGTGCTTAATCTCCTCCTCAATTGTTTTTATAAGCAAATATTTTCCTATTGGTTTCATAACTTTAATTTTCCATCCATATAGGCGTCTTCTCGCCTACGTAACTACTAAATATTTTAAACTCACCATACTCAATTGCATCATCTCGATCCATACCCTGAAGCATTAGCATCTCTATAACCTTCTCAACTGAGTATATAACCCGGTATGATATACCACAAATACCAACTATCGCATCGTCTAAGCCATCAGCAAATAGCAGTATCTCATCCTCTCCGTATACTTCCTCTAGTCTATCTCTCATTATACAGCTTCGTATGTTCTAGCCATAGTTACTATAGCGTTTGTAGATAGGATTGTAACGGCAACTGACACCGCATTCTGCAGAGCAGACCTAGTCACCTTTAATGGATCAATAATCCCCATCTCTATCATATCTCCCCAAGCATTATTCTTTACGTCATATCCAAACTCATTACTCGCTAGATACAAGTCCTCACTCATATTACCCTCAAACTTAATACCAGCGTTATCCCATATTTGAATTAGAGGAGACTTTAAAGCGTCACTTAATATCTGAGATGCTATATCATTAATGTCACCAAACCCTAAGTAACTCTCTCTAAATAATGCAAGACCGCCACCTGGAAGAATACCCTCTTCAAGAGCAGATCTAACTGCACAAACAGCGTCGTCTACTCTATCATATAACTCTTTCTGCTCTAGGTCAGTGTTCCCACCTACATATATAACACCTACACCACCAGATAACGATGCTATCCTAGATAGTATAAAGTCCTTGTCTGCTTTCTTAGCCGCTAGTTTATGCGCGTCCCAAAGTTGTGATACTCTCTCAGCAACAAAATCAGTAGAGTCTTCTGAGTCTTTTACTATAACAGTAGAGTCTCTTCCAACTACAATCTTAGAGGCGTGTCCAAGGTCAGACGCTGTCATTATACTCAAGTCATCACCTGTCTTCTCAGAGAAGTATGTGGCTCCAACTGTAATAGCTATGTCCTGCATAAGCTCATTCTGCTTATATCCAAAGTTAGGTGGTGTAATCGCACAGATTTTTAGACCATTCTTCATTACGTTAGCAGCAAGCGTATTTATTACATTTGTAGAGCAGGGTGCTATTATAAGTAGCTTCTTGCCCTCATTTATAATTGGCTTTAGTACATTCTCAATAGTTAGTAAGTTATTTATCTCAGCGTCACTAACCAATACATACGTGTCCTCAAATATACACTCGTCCCTCTTCTGGTCATTTATAAAAAGATTCGAAGTGTAACCCCTATCAATCTTTAATCCATTCGTAGTCTCATAGTAAGTCTCTGATGTTTGAGAGTTTGCTATTGTTACTATACCATCCTTACCAACCTTGTCATATACCTCAGCAATTATTGTCCCAAGGCTAACGTCGTTGTTCGTAGATATAATAGCAACGTCTCTTAGCGTGTCGCTTGTCACTGGATTAGATGAATCCTTTAACCTATCAACTATCTCATTGGTATAAGTTACAAGATCCCTCAATACCTGAGTCTTTGCACTACTATCAGTTATGTACTTGAAACCAGCTTTTACTAAAGCCTCTGTCAATACAATCGCAGTAGTCGTTCCATCACCTGCATTTGTAGCTGTTCTATCAGCAGCCTCCTTCATCATTCTAACCGCAAGGTTCTCTATTGGATCTAATAGCTCAATAGACTTAGCTACAGTTACACCATCCTTAGTAACAGTAATTCCCCTAGTGTGATTAGGAGACTCTATTAACACAGTCTGTCCAGATGGACCCAGTGTACTTTTTACAGCAGAAGCAATTGCCTCAATACCATTAAATAATTTTTTTCTACCCTCTTCATTAAACGTGAGGTTCTTTGGTGAATACCCTAACTCTGACATAATATTTAATTTGATTAACGCAACAAAAGTAAATCTTATATCTCATAAAACAAAATATGTGTTAAATGTTAAAATTACTACTCCCTATATATATATATAAAATATATGTATTTATATATTTTTTCTTGTTAATTTTCTGACTCTAAATTTAACATTTTCAACATTAGTATTAGTAATCAATTAGTTAAGTAAAGAATTATAACATTAATTCAGCATTATTACAACATAAGTCAACACTATTTAGTAAAAAAA